ATATCCTGCTGTTGAGTGGTCACCCCAACCGTGGGCGGTATCCCAATTTGTTATTTTACTTGAAGTTACATTTGATGCATCATGAGCAGAAAAAACAGGATCTGTCTCTGAAGTTAAATATCCTGCTAAAGAATGATCACCCCAACCGTGGGCGGTATCCCAATTTGTTATTTTACTTGAAGTTACATTTGATGCATCATGAGCAGAAAAAACAGGATCTGTCTCTGAAGTTAAATATCCTGCTGTTGAGTGGTCACCCCAACCATATGCTGTATTCCAGTTGGTCGAAGACGTGCCTGGTATAATATTGTCCCAACTTGTCCCATCATGAACCTTTATGACATTAGAAGTAGAGTCATAATATATTGCCCCTTCTGTTGCAGTTGGTGCAGTATCAGTCGGGGTAAGTACAATAGATGGTAATGCTGCTTCGGCTGGGAGCGCAACTGCAGATTCCAATTGGGGTGGACCGGTGCCTGTTTGTGAAATAAGGGGCTGACCCCCTAGTTGTATTTCTGGCATTTGTTTACCTTTATTCTGGTTTTTCTGGCCATATAATATTTTGTTCAAATATTACATTATTATTTATTTCCGGAACATTTCTCAAAGATTCTCTATAAGTTTTCCACGGAACTGAAATAGATTCTTCTTTTTCTAATGCTTGTGTTACTATCCAATCTGTTTCTGCTAATAAACGATTACGGTTATCTCTAACACTTACCCACATTTTTGCTAATAAACTAGCATCTTTTGCAATATCATCACCTATGAAATGAGTCTCAATGGTAATATTATTACCATTACTATCCTGTCCTAAAACTGCCGAAACTTTAGTGTCAGACCATTTAATATTGAAACCGCTACTTATATAATCATTAAGTTGTTTAAGTCTTGCCTGAACATTTTCATCAATACATTTGACAATAGTATATCCTGTTTCTCCACTATAATCAGTTACAGGTGGATCACCAGAAGTTATAGAATCCAACCAAGCCCAGTACTCAGGCTTCGTAAGTCCTTTTGATAATCTCCTACATTGCCATTCTGTTTCATGGACTTGATGAAGTATATTTGATTTGTGTGATATATACATATTAATTACCTATACTCTAGTTATAGTTACAAAACTGGTGTTGTAACCGTATGCCGTAACTTGATAGTTCATAGCATAACCTATGGCTCCTCCAATTCTTATATTATCTCCATTTCTTACATATAATTGTATATAAGAAGTAAGTATTTGCTCATAGCCTTGATAAGAGGCTGACGTAGCAGCACATATAATATTGTCATTTAAATTTATTGTAGCGTGTCGCTTGCCGCTGGATTTGCTATATGTAATAACTTTAATATCATACAAACCATTTCTTAAACAAATAAATCTATCATTTGCAATAGCAAAATCTTTATTAAAAGCTATTACATTGTTTGGGCTTATCCCCCCCAGGATTGAAAATTTACCCCTCCACTCATCCCATATCAACGTACTGTTTTCGATAGAAGTTGATTCAGTTAGACCACATCTTAAAGAATTGTTTCCAATATAACTCGTATCCCTTGTAACCTCATCCCATGTTTTGCCGTCAGCAGTAACCACTAAATTATTCTGTTCCATGTTCCGATCACCACCAACTAACTCATATAGGAATTGTGTTTCAAATGTCTTGTAGTGTGATGATGTGTGGATTGGTGTTGCTATATCAAATGCTGAGGTTGGGGCTGTGTTAGCAGGTAGGGGATTTGCTCCAAATTTATAACTTCCAAGTGTAATATCACTTGTTAAATGAGAATAATTAACACCCGTTGTAGCATTAGAATCGTTATCAGTTGTATCAATAAATAATTTTACTCCTAAACCAATATGCACATAATTAGTTCCAAAAGAAGGTATTCGATAGGTAGACAACGGCGGCGGGGTATCTCCAGTAATAACTACCTTAAATCCAGCAGGTTCGTCGTTGACGTGTTGGAAATAAATATGGGCGAGGTTTTCGTGCGTAACAAACACATCCCTTGAAATATTTTGTCTCCGGACACCTTTACTTATATATTGTGTCCCTGATTGATTTGCTTGAGGAACAAAATCTGCCATCAGCATATAATCTGCAATGATCACTGCCTTTTCCGGAATCGGAGGCATTTTGGGTTGGTGGAAGGTTATTTTATTAATACACCCGTCGGCATCACTCATTGTATCTCCCAATACAATTCCATCTATCATTCCCTCTGAATGATTGTCTAACATATACCAATGTTTATAAACATGAGTACCATAAGGAAGGTTTTGTACAATCGTTTTTTTAAGGCCTCCTACAGGGTTTACAGTTGATGTTATAGACAACCCGGTACCTATAAATGTAATATAAAGATAATAACCATTTGATGCGTCTGGATTTGACGGACTATAATCTGAGTTGCCTTTTGATATACCATTTGCTACAACAAATGAAGTAAGTCCATCATCCATCACATAGGCAATAGCAGCAGTAGTAGTATCAAGCATACTTGCATCTGGCCAATTAGCAGAACCTGCTCCAGCATTTGCTGAACCATTTCCAAACTCTCTCCAATGAAATGTCTTGGCAGCTTCAGATAATAAATCGTCATTGACTGATGTCGTATGAGTTTCAAACTTGGGATAGAAACTTTGGTTGGGATCATTGGGCTGGATTTTTTCTCCATCAGTTAATGAATCTAAATTTGCAACACTCTTTGCATTTGGTGGCATCATAGTAACAGAGGTCTTAATTGCACCATTGCTGTCTACCCATTTAACAATACGTCCACCATTAAAAGGTCTATAGTAGTTGCTATTAGATGTAAATTTCCACTTCTCCAAACCCAATGAAGTAGTAGTATCTAAATCAGTAATAGCAGACCAAGAATCTGCAGGAACAAACCCATTGAAAGGATCATAATGTTGTGTCGAACCTCTTACCTCTACTTTGTTACCATAAGTAACAACATCTTGTGTAGGAATTTGTATTTGGGATCTAGTTGCAGATGAAGTTATGTCTTGGACTATTAATTCACAACCGTATATATTGATCCCATCAGTTGCAGCATTAGACCTCATTGTAAAAGTATGAATACCCAATGTTTGGCCAGTAACTATAGTAGCAACACTATCTCTATCTACATACCTAGAAGAAGTTAGTTCATTATATTGATCATTTGTTAGACTGCCAAACGTTGTCTGCACTGACGAATTCGAACCTCCATCTATTTTATAAATAAAATTTCTATTTACACTATATTCGGTTAGTGCAAGTAAGTTTAAATCTGAAAAATAACCAACAATTTCTAAATACCAATAACCATTACTTCCTTCTTGAAAACTGATATAGTTTCCGTTGTTATTGTTTTCTATAACAACCCTATCGTCCTCATCAGCAACTGCTCTTATATATTCTCTACCATCAACCGAATAAACATTTTTATTATGAGTTGCAGTCTCTTGTTCCAGAGATTGTAAGGTCTTAAACTTATACCTCTGGCTCCCAAAGTGTGCTCCTATGCGGGGATCTTTAATGGGTTTACTTCCTTTTATATCAGTGTAGTAATATTTTAAACCTGTAGCAGTATGAACATCACCATATGTATAAACATCCATTACATTACCATTAATATCTTTCCCCTCAATTGCAGGATACAATAGTTTGGTAATAATGTACGGGTCGGCTTTAAATATAACGTCAATTTCTCGCAATTTAGACATTAGTGATGGAACTTTACTCATAATATGTTTAACACCCCATTAACATTTATAGTACCTGTAAAATCTACCGGGCCGCAAAAAAATGCATTTGTATTCTCAGGTATTGTTATGTCAGCAGCAAAAGAATTCTTATTCATAAAAAAGTTTGAACCAACGTGTTCAACACCGGTAATATTGCCACCTGTTATACTAACATCTGATCTTTCTAACATTTGACTTGTTGGTACATTATAACCTATTATCTGTATTTCGGCTGTACTAGCTAATGTTACAGTTGCTTTTTCTATTCTAACATCAGTACCGTTATCTGCAACATATGCTGATGATGCAACTAATATACCTTGAACAAATAAAGAAACATTACCCGGTGTATAATTACAATAAAATCTATAATAATCTATAGTATTAACAATAATATCGCTACTATCACTTACTGTGTATTCTTTCTGATCTATAATTTCTGACGGATTAACCGTTCTTGCCGATGATCCAATATACATTAACTTATCTCCAAAACACTTAATGCAACATCAATTGCATTGATTGTATTTGCTATTATTTTTAAAACATCGCCATCCTGCAATGCCATTTTTTGTCCTGACAATACTTCTAATGTTGCATTCTGCGGTACAGATATTTCATGTAATAATGTTATATTTGCGTTTGTACCTGTACTACTTTCTAAAGTTACGGTTACTTTTACACCATTGGTACTTGTATTAGCAATTGCCAACCCCAATATTATGGTTTGTGTAGTCGCAGGGGTTGTATAGAGAAGATCTGCTGCTATATTGTCGACATTTGCTATTGTTTTTAATTTAAATGTTTCAGCCATATGTTATCCTAATGCTATTGCTAATCCGATGCTAATACCGCCGCCGCTGCCACCCCCACCGGGTATTGTTACTAAAATTTCATTAGGAACAACAGGATCCGGTACTGTGGCAATTACTCCTGATCCTGTAAATGTAAGTTTAGTTGCTCCTGTAGATAAAACAGTTGATTCATCTAAAATTTCAAGGGCAGAACTACCTCCACTTGCATAATTTTTTAATCCAGTAGTACCAATATATCTGTAACCTCTCATCATATACACAGACCATGTATAATTTCCTGCGCCGCCTTCTGTAAGTTTACTATCTGGTACTGGTGATCCTTGGCCTGTTCCTGGTGTACCAAACATGGTCCAGACACCACCTTCGTAGTCAAAATACCATTCTTTTCCTCCAGCATCTGGATATAATTCAACCCATTCAGATTTGCTTGATATGTCGATATTACCATTTCCGTACCCAGCATATGCAAAACCAAATCGAACAGAATATTGTCCACCATATGTAAATCTAATCCAATCTTTAAGTATTGTTCCATCATTATCAACAGTAGAACATGCTAACCATGTACGTTGGTTAGGTACACCGGTGTCGCGTGTCATTTCTATAACACCGTGAATATCACCAACACCTGATCCAAGAGTTTCACCAGATTTATATTTGTATACACCGACATCGGCTGTATTTGTTGTTGGCGCAGTTCCGGGAATATTATCGCTATTAATCCATAAATTATGAGTTGGATTAGGAATAAGACTTAATCGAGATTCACTAGTAGGTGCAACAGGAGGACTATAGTCAGTCCTTGCCATACCATAGTTAACTTTCTTATCTATCCTATCAGTTATAACATCATTTAAATTAAAATCTGGCATAATTTATACTTTCCTACGAATAATCCTGTGAATCTTTTATTGATATTGTATCAACATAATGACTACTATCTGCTAATCCTACTCTAACTAATATTGTCCAATTACCTATTTGTGTATTAAATTGATAAAATGTTACATTAGTTCCTATATCTGTGCCAGCAGTACCAGCAACAATGTTGCTGGTAAAATTGGTTGCTCTACAAGTATCACTACCATTACCGTCTATTCCCCCGCTAGTATTTACTCCGGGAAATGGTACGCCTGCTCCATTTGTTAATGCATCAAACCATCCATTAGAACCACTTGTTTCATCCAAATAGACAGGATTACCAGAGAAGTTTTTCCAAGCCCCAGGCATTGCAACCCATAAAGACGATACTTTTCCTGTTAATTTGATAGAGAAATTTGTTATACTATTTCGCTTAAATGCAAAAGTAAAGAATTGTGGATCGGTTGTCGATCTGCCTGTACTTAAATCAGGTCCTACAGGTAAATATCCTGTCGAAAAATCTGTTCTATCCCATCGTATTTTATCTAAATAACAAGCCGCTTCTTTTGTATACTCCAGGTCTGCAGTGGTTTTATCCCATTGATTATTAGTATAGATATCACTTCCAGTATAATAAGCTCCTGTAAAATATTTGGGATATGCATAATCAGTTCCAGTCCAGATAAAATCTATTCTTTTACAATCAGTATCTGATCCAGATACTGCTCCAGCTTCCATATTATTAATAAAAGATGTTTCATCAAATTCAATTGATGTTGATAACCAATACATTATGTTTGTTGTATCTACTAGAGTAGCACTCCAACCATTTACATTAAAGGCAAGTGCTTTTAGTTTTCCGTCGACGGCGGCGTGACCAGCGCCCCCAACATCAACAATAGGTACTGTTAAGGCAGATACAGTAGGAGATAAATTTTTAGAAGGAATTGCACCTACTCCTAACTGAGTATAAGTATAGCCAGTTGGGTAAATGAAATCAGTTTGAGCCATGATTAACGGAGAGTTTGTATCGTTATATGTTTGTCCTGTTAAATCATTTATTTGTAATCCTGTAACTGTTAATGTCGATCCTGTATGATAAAATTTAATACCAGACATATATCTATAAGAACCAGTTCCTTCTGTTACTGTACCAAACGATGCAATAACGGGAATGGCAGTTACATCATCATATACCCATTGAGATTGAGTAGATACAGTTGGCAATCCATGGATTGGATCGAAATGTTTTAATTGGACTGTATTATATCCCGGAGATAGTCCAGTTATGTGAACTTTTGCTTTAAATTGCTTATAAAAATTATCTGGATATGTAGTCGGATCACCAGCATTTGCATCACGTTCTTGTGTAATTTCTAACAAACCCCCAGCATCAATATTTCCGGCACTATCCCATCTATTGATTTTATTTGCACCTGTAAACACTACCATACCATCAATATTATTACTTGATTCATTTACATGTGCTTTCAGTGTACCAGAATATGTTCCATTTGACGGAAATTCGTTTGCCCAATTATTTAATTCATCTGACGTCATGCTATTTATTATCTGTATATTAACATGAGTACCGCCAGTTGGTGCAGAACCCAACAAGGTATTGTCATCTGTGTCTGCACAAATTGCGGTATCAGCCGTGTAGCTCGCCGAAGCAGGAACTGCTATTGTTAAACCTGTTAATCCAGCTGGTCTCGCAGGAGTAGGATTTATAGTTACATAATTTGCTTTTACTTCTGTATCATCAGTACCGCCTGCATAACTATTATCATTTTGTGTTATTAATTCTACATCATATGATTGAGAGGTAGTAAATGTCTGGTCTGGAGGATCAGATATTGTACTAGTTTGTCCGTTGTTAAATGTCCATGCATATGTAGGATTAAGGGCAGTACCATCATCTGTTAGTCCTGTAGAGCTATTTGTAAAATCTACAATATTAGATGCCGTGGATTGCCCTCCGCCATTGATAGGATCATATTTTGTAAAATTATATCCTATTCTAGGATCAACATAACTTTGAGTCGGAGTTGATGTGTTTTGATTTGTAATTTCACCCGAAAAACTTGCCCTAGGATCAACATTAACAGTAATTGTTATTGTTGATGTATCGTTGTTCTGGTTTTCTCTATTATTTTCTGCTTTTAATGTTACATTAAATGTTTCGGATATACCGTCATCTGCTAAAGTGAAATAATGTTCTATGTCATTGAGATAATCTCCATCAACATTATCGCCACCTGTTACAGTTGTGTCAGGTGTTAAATCACCCCAATCCCAAGTATAAGTTGTATCACCCCATGTACCTAAGTTTTGTGTGGTATTTGTAAATTTAACTGGATGCCCGACGGCTGTATTAGTTGCATTTTGAACATTAATATCACCAATTTCATCATTATTACCTGTTGTTGAATTATCTGCTGTAAATGCTGCAATAGGTGTTATAAAACCTTCAATATGATCTGCTTTTTCTAAACTATTGGTCCACCCTACCAAACCTCTTGCAGTTGTACTCCGAGCATAAACTATAGGAGTCCATCGAGTATCTTGTGTGACTGTGGCACCTGGGTCATAGTCATGTGTCCATTTCTGAATAGCATCATGATCTGCCCACGCATCCGGACCGCTACTAATGTTCGCGTTATTTGTTTCAGTTGGATTAGCAGTAGCAGGATATGTTGTGTTGTCGCCAAATTCTATCATCCAATAATGTGCATATAATGTATTAGTTGTATCAAATTCTATTTCTCTATCGGCCGCAGTTCCACTACCTAAATCAACAATTTGATCATTATTTGTTGTCGTCCATAAAACTTCAGGATCAGGTTCCCATAATTGAACAGCGGCAATAAATTTATATTTAAAATAACTTCCTTCTGTAAGACCCGTAATTCCCGAAGCCGATTGACATTTTAATGTCATTGTAACATCAACAGATCCTCCTAGAACATCAGTAAAATTGTAGGTATAAGAGTTACCACTTGTCCAAGTTGTATCATTTGTTACAGGCGTATAAGAAGTACTTTGGGTGGTATTATCAAATTCTAAATCCATATGAGTAGCATCACCGGGATCAACAATAGTAAATGTTACAACCAACGGATTACTTGGTGATGCACTACCTTCTATTGGAGATCTAGTAAAATACGCACCTTGAACATATGTGTTATTATGAATATTTTTAATTGTTTCATTAAGGCCATCGAGTGCATCTGCCACTGATCCGGTAGTACTAATGCCAGATAAAACATTACCGCTTTGATATGCTGTACTTGCCTGATAATATGCACCGTCATTAAATGTTGTGTCAGTTGGTGTTCCTATTCCCATACTTACTCCTGAGCTGATTGTTAGTGTTTTTTGTTGAGCACTAATAGTTGCACCTGAAGTATAACTAATAGTGAGATAACTAAAATCATATAAAATCGGAGCAGTATCATTTTTTCCTTTTATTTGTAAAAATGCTCCTGTTGTACCATCAGATATTCTAACACCACCAGACTCGCCATAAGTAATACCATTAGAATAAATTGCATCATCTGGAGCAATATCAGATAATTCAAATTGATTACTTGCTAATGTTGTATCTTCTAAATTAAAAACATATGTACCGCCAGAAATAAAATTAAAAGAAGTAAGTTGTGTACCGGTGCCGCCTGCTCCGTCCCAAATTTCATATACATTATTATTAACTATTACATAATATGTTTGTATAGTACTTGGTGGTGCTGTTGTTGTTAATATTATACCACTACCTTCTGCTAATGTAACTTCGTCGACTGCTTGTGCTATTAGTGGATTTTGTCCTAATACATTCCATTTTTTAAACGTACTTTCCATTGCAACTTTAACAACGCCCCCAGTTAAATCAGTTAAAGCAAATCCGCTGTCTACATCAAATTGTATTTCACCTACTGACGAAACGCTAACATTGGAACTAGGATCATTTACTTCTGCTACAGTTAAGGCAGATCCACCACCACCACCGGAAAAATTCTGTAAGCCTACTGCGCCATTATATCTAAATCCCTTAAACAAGTATACAGAGTGAGTATGGCTTCCAGATCCTTCTGCTAAAAGTATTGCACGAACCGTACTATTAGGATTTCCAAACATAACAAACACTCCGGATTCATAATCCCAGTAGTATTCTTCGTCCGTTGTTTGTGCATAAATTACTTCATAATCTGATCTTTGTGATAAGTCATAATTACCATTGCCTCCTCCGGCAGTAGCAATAGCAAATTTAGGCAAATATGTTGCTCCATACGTTGCTCTAAGCCAATCACCGAGCCTAGTAGTCGAACTACCAACCGTAGAACATGCAAGCCAAGATCGTTGATCAGCTACCGTTGGATCTCTTGTTAACTCTATAACACCTGCAGAGTCGCCAACTGCTGTACCAAAAGGTACATTTGAATTATATTGATAAGAATTAACAGTATTAGTATTAACAGTACCCGATACCGCAGGTATAAGGTGACTATCAATCCATAAATTATGAGTAGGATTGGGAATAGGACTAATAATGGCTTCGTTGTTTGGGCCTTTTTCGTGATCAAAGGCCGTTCGAGCTTTACCATAATTGACTTTTTTGTCAATTCTATTAGTTATTACATCATTTAATGTGTATGTAGGCATCTATATTCCTCTACGAGGGGTTCCAATCTTCTAATGATATTGCAGTTACTGATTTATCATTTGCTACTCCAAATCGTACTAATACGGTTGGATATGTCATTAATCCTGTGTTTGCTTCACCTAAATCTAAATTTGCATATGCATTTGTTAATGGAATATTAACTGCAAATGCTCCTTGCTGTGCCGGACTGCCTGTTCGCCGAACACCGTTTGAACCATTACCTATAGGAGTTCCTGCACTTGTATTTGCTCCAGGAAATCCTGCGCCGTCATATAATGTACTACAATCTAACCAGCCATTTATTGTACTTGTTAGGTCTGTATTATATTGTGGGAATGCTATATAAAGCGATGTAACTTCGCCTGTAATTTTAATAGAAAATTTAGATATACTATTTCGTTTAAATGCATATGTAAAATATTGTATATCAGCCGAACTTCTTCCTGAGCCTAAATCATCACCCACTGGTGAGTGACTAGACGAAAAATCTTCTAAAGTATGTTGAATTTTATCCAAATAACATCCTGCTTCATTTGTATTCGGCAATGTATCTGTTTGACTATCCCATACATATGTTGTGTACCAATCATTACTACCCGGAGTATATGCAGGATAAGCATAGTCAGTTCCTGTCCATGCATATTTTATTCTTTTACCTGCTTGGCCTGCAGATCCATTTGTTATAATATTAGGAAGATTTGATTCATCTAATGTAGGTGATGTAATCCAGTACATTATGTTTGTTGTATCTACTAGATCTGGACCTGTGCCATTTACATTTTTTGCAGATGCTTTTATTATTCCGTCTATACCAGAACCTGATCCATTTATGTTGACAGCTAAGTGAGGTGTTGTTGGCGAATTGTTCCCATTTGTCCCAAGATGTTTGTTAAGTGGAGGAGTTAGACCTAAATTAGCATAAGTAAAATCTTGGCTTGCAATTGGTGTTCCGTTACTACTACTGATTGTTAACGGCGACGTTGTATCTCTATAAACTAGGGTTGTAAAATCATCTATAGTATATTTAATATATAACAACGATCCTGTATTATAAAACTTAATACCAGACATATATCTATAAGAACTGTATAGTCCTGAGAGTTCTGTTAGTGCAGTATTTAAAATTAAAGTCGGTGCCCGTACGGTGCTTCCGGGTTGGTATATATAATCACGCACAAATCCTACCTTGTCTGTTTCGGTAGTGGTTGTACCATCGTCGTGTTGAAAGTATATATTATTAAATCCGACATAAAAGGCACCGAACGAGCCAGAATAGCCGGATGACATCAAAGCTTCTGCTTTAAATTGCTTATAAAAATTATCTGGATATGTAGCCGCATTACCAGCATTTGCATCACGTTCTTCTGTAACTACTAGTGTACCTGAGGTACCATACGAACCGACCTTGTCAGATCCATCAAATGTTACTGTGCCCCAGTAATGGCTGTACATCATAATGCTTTCATTTATATAAAGAGTTAATACACCCGCATATGCACCATTTGATGGAAATTCATTTGCCCAATCAGACAAAAGAAATGATATATCTGTGCTCGAGCTATGGGTTATTCTGATAACAGGGGTACCGCCTACTGGTACTAATCCGCCTGTGTTATCCTCAGTATTTGCACAAATTAATGGTGACTCGCCGACGCTTATCGGGGCTGCCAATGTTAATCCTGTTAATCCAGATGGTGCTGCTGGATTAACATTTATTGTTATATAATTTGATTTTAATTCTGTGTCATCTGTACCACCAGCATAACTATTAGTATTTTGTGTTATTAATTCTACATCATATGATTGTACAGTAGTAAATGTCTGGTCTGGAGGATCAGATAATGTACTAGTTTGTCCATTATTAAATGTCCATGCATATGTAGGCGAAGTTCCTGTTATACCACCCGAACTATTTGTAAAGTCTACAATATTAGATGCACCATTACTATCTGCTCCGCCATTGATAGGATCATATTTTGTAAAATTATATCCTATTCTAGGATCAACATAACTTTGAGT